TACACCATTATATTTTTCTTTTACTGGTGGTGTGTTCCATGCAATCATAGCTTCCTTAACATTGTTAAGAAATGAGTTCATGTTCTCTTCTGTTATGGGTGCAGGTTTACCATTTGATATATCAGCTATAAGTTTTTTAATATCTTCAGCTACTGTATCAATGCGTTTCTGACCAGTTGTTTCCAATTTTATATTCTCCATCTAATTCACATCTAAGCTTTAATATTTTACCAGCATCTCTAATTGATTGTACTGCCAATCTACCAAACTCATCTGCCCTTTCTTGTTCTACTTCGTATTGAAACTCATCATGTACATTTACTACAGGATAAGCTTTGATTCGTTCTCTTTTAACATATTCATCTAGCTTTGTCAACGCAACCTTCATAACTGTTGCTCCTGCTCCTTGAAGCAAACTATTTAGGGCTGCGTGGGGGTGTCTGATGATGATTTTTCTTCCATCAAG